GAGCCGCACAGACTCTCGCTCTGCGTCGCTCGCAGATTCGTGCCTGCGCGACGGATTTGTTGGACCAGTCGGTGACCAAACGATCCAGAATGCCTGCCTGTTGTTCATTTCCGCACACTCCTCGTCGAATTCCATTGGCCTGCCCATGAACGCCTCGGCACGTGCCTGACGTTCTCGCCTCACGTTCGGATCTGCCCACAGCGCGCGTTGGTTCGCCATCACGGGTACCTCTCGGTTCCGACGGCACTGAAGTCAGGCCCAGTGTCGTCAAAGAAGGCCATCAAGTCGCCGCGCCACCGCACCTGCTTGACGATCCCGGTCTCGCCGTTTCTGTGCTTGGCGATGATGATTTGCGTATCCGCGTCCTGAATCCACGGGAACAACACGATGTCCGCGTCCTGCTCGATAGCACCCGAGTCGCGCAGGTCGGACAGTACCGGCATGCGAGGAACACCGCCGGTGACATTCTGGCGGTTCAACTGCGCCACAAGAATCAACGGGCACTTCAGGTCCCCTGCGAGGACCTTGAAGGCGCGGGACATGGCGGCCACCTCAAGCTGCCGGTTCTCGGCGCGGCCGTCTGACCGCACGAGGCCGAGGTAGTCGACCACCAGCAGAGCCAGACCGCCACGCGCGTATCGCGACCGCCACCGGCGCGCCTCGGCGGCGATGCGCCCGACGGACAGCTTGCGATCGTCGACCCACAGCGGGATGCCACGAATCTGGCGGTCGGCCTTGTGGATCTTGTCCCACTTCGCCAGGTCAACGTCGCCGCTGGTGATGCCAGGCACCTCGCCAACGAAGGTCAGCGCCCGCTCGATGAGCTCCTGGCGCGACATCTCGAGCGAGAAGCACAGCGACGGCACCCCAGCCATCGCGGCGCGGATGGCTGTGACCCACGCCAGCGACGACTTCCCGCCGCCCGGGTTCGCCGCCACGACGATTTGCTGGCCAGGACGGAGGCCTCCGAGCATCCCATCGAGCGACATCAGGCCTGTCGGTACCGAGCCGGTGCGCGTGTTCTTGGCCCTGGCCTCGATGACGTCTTTCGCCTCGTCGAGCGCGTCCCCGACCCGGACCGGACCGTCGTCGGCCGGCACCTCGAGCGCATCGATGCTTGCCCGCGTCTCTGCCAGCAGCTCTCCGAGTTCGGCCGACCCAGCCGCCCGCATCGCCGTTTCGGTCGCCAGGGCGATCAGCCTCCGACGGACCGCCCTTTCTCGGACCAACTCGGTGTAGTGCCGCGCGCTCTCGGCCGTCGGGACCGCCCCAGACAGTTCGAGCATGTACCCTTCACCGCCATCGAGCCTCTGGATCATCCCGCGCACCCGCAGCTCGTCCATGACCGTCAGCACGTCGAGCGTTCCGCGTCGATCGCACTCGCGCATCGCGTCCCAGATCTCGCGGTGGGCCGGGATGAAAAAGTCGTCGGTGGCCAACATGCCGGCGAGCTCGGAGAAGACGGTCGGCTTGATCAGCACCGAGCCAAGGACGGCTTTCTCCGCGTCGATGCTGTGCGGCGGGTTGGGTGCGTTGCTCATGGGTTAGGTCCAATCTTTCGAGGCGTCAGGGTCTTGTATTGGGGCCCGATCTGGACACCAGGAGGACCGATCGCCCTGACCTCTGCTTGCTTCTTCGGCGCTCGCAACCCGTTGAAGTTCAAGACGAACAGCGAAAACTGGTGGCGCTCGGCGACAGCCTTCGGCGATCGGTCGCCGAGAAACTCCTCGAACATCCGTCCGGATGACGCCTGCGCGTCTACCCGTCCCTCGAGACCAAGATCCTCGAGCATCCCAGCGAGGGTCCCGACTGCCTTGGCGTCGCCGGCACCTCGGCCATACGGCATGTTCGCGTTGTCTCGAGACCAAGCCGCCCCGAACCTTCGTCGCCATTCGTCGGCTGACCAGAGACCGGTAGGCGGTGATGCTACCGGCTCATGGTCGTCGTCCTCGGCGAGGGCGTCAGCGACGGCTGCTGGGATGGCAGTGCAAGCGACGGCTACCTGCTCCGCAGCTGTGGGATCGCACGCGGGGGGAGAGATTTCTGAAGGTGAAGGTGAAGGTGAAGGTGAAGGTGAAGGTGAAGGTGAAGGTGAAGGTGAAGAGTCAGAATCGGACACGCATTTCGCTGTGGCGACCCCAGGCATTTCGCTAGGCGTTCCCCACCCATTTTTACGTCTGTATTCGGCCCAGTTAGTGGTCTCGCTTCCCTTTGAACTGTTGCACCTAGGGCACACTGGCTGAATGTTATCGATGCCGTCGTGTCCGCCCTGGTAGATCGGAATAATGTGGTCTCGTTCCGGCTTGTGTCCTGACGAACCGCACCGCACACACCGACCATTGAACTCAGAGACGAGGGTCTCCCATTGCAACTCCGAGTGGGTGGCTATCGCCCTCGCCGCTGTCATGCGCTGACTCCGCGTCGTACCGGAAAGAACGTGGATTCCGTGCTTGGCAGCCGCCCCAAGTCTTCCGCTCTCCGAGGCGGCAAGCTTCCGACCCATGGCTTTCTCATGTTCCGCCCTGAGTCTCTTCTGATGCATCGAATCGCCGTCCACGACGAAGAACCGAGAGAGCGACTCCCATGCGGCCCTCCAGCGCGCAGGTGACAGCTTCGCGATGCGAGCCAGCTTCGCGTGGTCGCTCGTGATCGTTCCGCCGTTTCGCCACGAGGCCATGAGCAGGAGCAAGTAGGCACCGTGCTCCTCGGTGGTCAGGTCTGTCGTGTCGGCCAGGTAGTCGGCGACGAACAGCGGCATGAAGATGTCGACCTTTTCGGCCACCTACGCGACCTCTACGCCGGGCAGTGCCGGGACGCCGAGCGCGAGTTGCTCTTGATCCGCGTCGCGGTCCTTTGCGCCGATCTCGAGTTGTTCTCGAGCTGAACCGATCCGCGTCGAAGCAATTCCGTAGAACTTCGAATCTAGTTCCCAGCCTACGATTCGGCGGCCGGTGCGAATTGCGGCGACTCCTGTAGACCCGCTGCCAAGGAACGGATCGCACACGAGCTCGCCGCGGTCGGAAAACAAGCGAACCAGGCGGTCCATTAGGGCCAGCGGCTTCTGCGTTGGGTGCCCAGACCGCTCGTCGCCGCCTTTGTTGATCACGAAGACGCCGTGAGATCCGCCGCCGTTCCACTTACTCGCGCCAGGCGCATGCATGGCGACGATCGTCTCGTAGCCCATTCCCGGGCGGTCTCCGGAATATTGCGGCATCCCGTCAGGCTTCACCCAGATGCACGTCCGCCTGTAGGTAAGCCCAGCGGCTTCTCCGGCCGCGACCCACTTTTGCGATGCTTCGATCTGACAGAAGACGAGCACCCATCTGCGTGTGACCCTGGCAAGGTGAGCGGCGACCTCTGATCGCTGGCGTTCTGTTATCGGCGGGAACGGCAACGGCTCGGTCGACATGCGATCGCCGGTCGCCGAGCCGTTGCCGTTCCCGCGCTTAACACGGCGCTGCAGCGTATGCGCAGCCTCCTCGAACGGCGGGTCCGTGATCGTGACGTCGACGCTTTTGTCAGCGAGGATCGCAAGGCCGGTCACCGGATCGAGGCAGTCGCCTAGGCGCAGGTCGAACGCGCTCATCGCTTCCCCGTGTGACCGAAACCTCGCTCGCCCCGCGCCGTCTCGCTAAGCTGCTCGACGCGGACCAGTTCGACGCGCTCGACCGGCGCGATTACGAGCTGGGCGATGCGGTCGCCCTTGTCGATGTAGATCCTGTGCCCATCGAAGCTCGACAGGATCACCGAGATCTCGCCCCTGTAGTCGCAGTCAATCGTTCCGAAGTGACAGGTCACGCCGTCCGCCGACAGAGACGACCGCGGGCGGATTTGACCCTCGAAGCCGGGTGGAATCTCGACGGCGATCCCGGTCGGAACTTTGCGCGTGTCGTCCTCCAGGATGACGACATCCTCGCGTGCGCACAGGTCGATTCCGGACGCGCCGGCCGTTTGGTACGCGGGTGTCGGCACGTCGGCGAGCAGCTTGTAGCGGAGGGTCGTCATTGCGTACCTGCACTGCGAAGGCGAGCCAGCGCGATAGCCGCACCAAGCTCCGTCACGACTCTGTCAACGATTGCGTGCGCAAGCTCTGGCTTACGCGCCTCCATCAGACCAGCGGCGAGGCGAAGGCGATCGGGAGGCGACAGCTTGTCAATCTTTGCCGCGAGCGCTTCAAGTTCAGATGACATGGTCAAATGCCCTTCCAGACAAGCACAGCCAGCATGCCGAGCATCACGGCCAGTAGATTCAGCCAGCGGACGGGCGGCAGTGGTGGGCGGGTCATGCCAGCCCCCGCTCAGCCAGGTACGCGAGCAGCTCTTCGGGAGTGTCGGCGTAGTGTGGCTTGAATCCATCGACCGCTACGCCGTCGCGCCCTAACCAGCCAACTGCATCCGAGATGTCGCACGCCAGCCGCAACTCTGGCGTATCTGAAATCGATGGTCGGTCCGAGTAATGAAGGTTAAGCGCAGCTCCTGCCACACAGCCACACCCGCGCAGCTTTCCGAAATGCGCCGGGTCCGATTCCAACGTCCCGAACGTGTCGTGTTTCAGCTTCCCTACCGCATGCATCGAGAGCACACGGCTCAACTCCTCGTCGGTCAGCTTGCGCATGACAAGCTCTCTTTCCCCGCCGCCAGCAACTTCCCGACCCGCGCCGCCAGCAGCTCATCGGTCGCAAGCCGCCGCTCGAACAACGCGACCTTCTGCGAGACGGTCGACCTGTCGCGGCCAGTGGCCGCCGCGATGTCGCGCGGCCGGTAGCCGCGCTGGGTGAGCACGTATGCCACCAGGTCGCGCAGGCCGGTGTGGACACGGTGCCTGCTGCGGCCGGTCGTCACCTCGCGCAGCACGCCGCGCCAGTCGCCGGCTACCTGCGACCGGACGATGGTTTCGACCATCAGCGGCAGCTCGACCGGGACGGCCACTACGGGGCGCGCCTCGGAGTCGCGGCCGATGCTGGACAGCGCGAGTCGGAAGGCGGTGTGACGGGGCTCGCCGGATGCGACTAGGCGTTCGTAGAGATCGGCGGCTCCCGAAAGCGAGGCTTGGCGGCGGGCGGCGGTCATGGACTCACCTCCGGCCATGCGGCCCACTTCTTCAGTCGGTCTTCGTTTCTTGCTACGCGGCCGCGCCGAAGGTTCTCGGCTGGCGTTACGGGCTCGAGGTGGTCAGGGTTGACGCACGCACGGTTGCGGCAGAGATGGTCAATCTCCAGGTCTGGCGGTATCGGCCCGCGCAGCAGCTGATACGAGTACCTGTGAGCCCTGACGCTTCTTGAGCCGTCGTAGAAGTCGCCGTAACCGCTCGCTCCCCTGTACCCGGTCCACGTCCAGCAATGGTCAGCCTTCGAGACGCGAAACCAGAACCTCTCCTCCGTGGAGACTTTCTGCCTCTGCGGGGCGGTCGCCTTCCTGGCTACGGGCCGCCGAAGTGCGGCAGCTAGCCCGGTGACTCCGAATTCGGAAGTCCACGTATATACTTCGGAATTTGCTTTCTCTGCGCGGCCAGGAAGATTCGAACTTCCGACCCCAGGCTTCGTAGGCCTGTGCTCAGCCGAGCAAGCAGAAAAAGCGAGATGAGCACGTGCCATGTGCGCCTCGCTGATCACCCTTGAGCACCCTGGCCCCCGCGCGGATCATACGCCGGATGTTGTGGACACCGAGGTAGCGGACCGACGCGCAGGCCACGATGCTCAAGGAAGTTACGGTGTCCACACATCTAGTGGTGCCAGAACGGTTACGAAGAGTCAACAAAAATTTCAACAGGACGCTGTTGCTTTTCTCACAACAGGATCCAGGCGCAGCGACCTAGCGCGCGACGGTGGCCGACGAGACGACTTCCGCAGTTCTGCCAGCTCGGTTCGCTCTCGAGCCTCAATCAACCACCTGCGCTGCACGCGCACGTAGCGCCTGAACGCCGATTCTGTCGTGTGGCCTATCATCTCCTTGATCACCTCATGCGGGGTGTTGATTTCGATCTGGCGGCCGACGAACCCACTCCGTAGATCATGCAGGCACAGCGTCTCTCCGTCGGCGCCGCCGACCAGCGCGCGAGCCGCGACGGTCTGGAAGTCACGCAGGAAGTTCCGCCGGCTGATCCGATTGCCGCTGTCCGTGCAAAAAAGTAGCTGGCTCGCGACGCCAGACGCGTCTCTCTCTGCGAGGTACTGGCTCACGTGTTTCGAGGCCTGCTCCGGGAAGATCGTCACCCTGCCCTTCTTCTTGCCCTTCGTCTGTTTCGGTTGCAGCACTAGTAGGCCTTCGTCCCACTGGACCTGGTCTCGGCGAACCGACAGCAACTCCGATACGCGCAGTCCGGAATAGTATTTCGTCGTCACCAGGGCCTTCAGGCGGACGCTCCTGGCCGCGAAGCAGATCCTGCCAACCTCAATAACGCTAGGGCAAGTCTGACGAAGGTTGTTCTCGGGCTCCATCGGAGCGCCGCGGATCGGGTGGGCTGGGATGATCTTCTCTCGCGCCGCCCAGCTGAGAGCCGCCGACAGGACCAGCACCTCTCGGTTTCGCGTACCCGGCCTTGTCGGTTCACCGCCGTTGCCACTCTCATTGCGACGCAGGTCACGGTATTGGTCGACGCGCTCCGTGGTCAGCGCGGCGACCTGATCGGCGCCGAAGAACGGGAGCAGGTGAAGCCTGAACCTACGCGTCTCGTTCGCGGAGTTCGCGAGAGCGTGGAACTTCACGCTTCGCATGTACTTCTCGACGAGCTCGGCGACCGTCATGGACGGGAACGCGGCCGCATTCCTTGCCGCGATCAGCTGGCCGATCTGGGCCTGTTGCTCCTGGATAATCGCGAGCAGAGAAGCGAGCGTATTGGCGCCAACGGGTTGGTCATCGGCCATCCGACATTTCCCCAGGTGTCGCTTGCATAGTCCGTTAGCGTCAATGATTTCGCGCAAGTAGACACACGCTAGGCAAGCGACATGCCTACGGGTTTCCTTGATTTCGCGGCGCAGCCGGCCGATTTCCGGCACGCCTCGGTTTCAAAATCCGAAACACCGACTATCGCGTCCGGCCAGCGACCGGCCTGGACGATGGCGTCCGCCGGCCGGTCAGCGGCGGCGTGAGCGAGGAGGCGCCCATCGGCGGGCGCGCTCGAGGCAGCGGATCACCATGTTGCCGAGGAGCGCTTGGTCGCGGCTGATGTCGTGGAGTTCGCGGTATACGTCGGAAAAGAGACGGTCATGGTCGTCGACCCTGCCCTCAAGGCGTTTGATTCGGCCGAGGATGGGGTTCCCCGATGGCGCCACGGCTGGCAATTTGGGTCGCCTTGGCATCGAGTCACCTAGCCTGGTCAGCTGGCGGCGCGAATCTCGGCGAACGCCCGCGCGCGCAGACGACAGGCCCATGACTTGTTCATCCCGAGAACGCGGCCGGCCTCTTCGAGGTTCATCTCCTCCGGGCCGTACATCAGACAGAGTAGCCGACGCTCCTTCTCTGGCAGGGCGGCTACGCGAGCCTGCACAGAGGCGACATCCCGTGCGAGGCCGATCGTCTCCTCTGGCGGGATGGTCTTGGAAGCGAAGTCATCGAGATCGCCGCTCACGAACTTCCCCGTGAACTGCTCACCTTGTCGGACCGCTTCGACGTCAGCCCTGCGATACGGGCCTGTCTTTCGCATCCAGTCGACCATCGCGCCATTGATGCGCCACCATGCGAACGTCGCGAACGTGGATCCGTCGCGACTGCGGTATCTCTTGGCCGCCTCGCACAGCCCGATCGCACCGGCCGACACGAGATCGTCGAAGTCGAACGACGGGCACCGGCGATGGGTGTCGCGTGCCAGCTTGTAGACCAGCGGCAGGTGATGGGCGGCGTCGATCAAAACGGCACGTCCTGGCTCTCGGTTTCGCCATCCGCAAAGACCAGTTCGTCGCCTTCAGGCACGTCAAGGTCCACGATTGCCTGCGAGTAGGCCGGGAAGTGCCGCGACTCGATGCAGCCGCGCAGCTGCTCGGTCCATAGGATCAGCGACTTGCGACCCTGCTCAAGCGCCTTGTCGGTCAGCTTGAAGACGGTGACCGGGTAAGGCTCGGCCGAACAGACCGCAACGATGTACGCCGTCGGTAGCTGACCGCGCTTGCCCAGCCCGTTCGCCTTCATCCCCTCGATGTGGAACGCCATCTGCGCGTGGTAGTACATCCAGAACGCTTGCGTAGAGAAGCGCCCTGGACGCGCCGATCTGCACGTCTTGAGCTCGGTCACGAACGTGTGGTCGTTCGCGCGGCAGTCGGGCGTGGTGCGAGCCTGGAGCCCTTGCCACTCGAACCGTAGCGTCTGCTCTTTGACTCCGGTCAGCGCCATCATGGCCAGTTCGTTCGACCGCACGGCATCGGCGATGCGGTTCGACACGTCGTACTCAGACCGCGACAGGATCAGCGCATCCTCGTTCAGCGCCTTGAACGCCTCCCAGTCCTTGCCGTTCCGAGGAGCCGACCGACCTGACGCAGTCTCCTTGTCGTAGTAAACGACGCGCTTCCCTCCGAGTAGCAGCGAGTGAACGCCGGTTCCCTTGTCGAGAATGCTCGAGCGAGCCTGAGCGTTCGCGAGGTAGTGCATGGGCGATTCCGCAAACAGCTTCAGTCGCGAGAAGCGCAGCCCGTCGGGATCGATGAGCGGCCGAGCGGTTACGACATCGTCTGCCAGCACGGCGGTCATGGCATCTCTCCGGGACCAGGCGCTACAGCGGCTCGCGCTGCATCGTCGTCGTAACCGTCGTCGCTGCCTGGCTCGCGTTCCGGCTCTGGCGTTGCCACAGACGCCGCACCAGGTCGTTTGTTACGAATGCGGATACAGTCCTTCGTCTCGCTGCCGAAGTTCGTAGTCGTCGGGTACAGCGTGATCGACTTCCCGATCCAGTCCTCGACGCGGAACGACCCGTAGAGCGACGCGATGGTCTTGATGTTCGTGATGTTCAGGGCCAACGGCTTCGACTTGCCCTTGAAATAGACGAGTGGCTTCTTCGTCTTCCTGCCCTGCTGCCCGACGAGCTCTCCCTGAACTACCCGCTCGATGACGACCGTGACGTCCTTCCCCTGAAGGTCGTAGGAAAAAAGGAACGCCTTGTCGAGGGCTGAGCGGACGTCGCCACGGATGGGCGGTCCGATCTTGCTCGCGTCCTCGCTCACGGCGCGACCTTCTTTGCACGCGGCTTGCGACCGAGCAGCGCATCGAGTTCGGCGCGAAGGGCAGGGACGCGCGCCACGTAGTCCATCGCGTACTGAAGCTCGGCGGCAACCACCGCGACGGTCCGCGGCTGTTGGCCCGTGCGCGCGGTTGCCGCGGAGGACTGATTTGCCTGCTGGTCCACGTGGTTCGCTAGATTCACAGCGTTCATCATTGGTTCGTCCTTTTGTTCCGGTACGTACGTCGCCCCGTCGGGCAGAATGATCGTGATTGCCACCGCTACACCACTCCCCTGCTGATGAACCTGCCAGCACGGTCCAGCGCCTCGGCGACGGTCCGCACGCCGCCGTCGATGGCTCTGATCTCGCCGTCGCGCCAAAGCTCAACCGTCCAGCAGCCGGATTCCTTGACGATGTGGATCGCGAGGGTCCCACGGGCGGCCATCTCAAGCATCTCGCGCACCGCCAGCAACTGAGAGCGCACCGTGCTCGTGTCCGTCATTGCTGTTCTCCTGCGCGTACGGCTTCGTTCGCCTGGTCCATCACTCCACCGCGCCCGTAGACCTCAGACGGGTGGGCGTGCCAGTCCTCGCCGCGCTTGAGTTGGCGCCAGTGGTACAGCTCGTGCGCGAGGGACGTCCACGACAGAGCGCGGCCTGGTTGCCAGGCAACAGCGATGCCCTCGTCGGGGTTGGTGTCGCCGTCGAGACAGCCACGCGACGTCCTGAAGCCGATCCAGTCGTCGAGAAACATCGGGCAGGCTGGATCCAACTCGTCTCCGGTCACCCAACGCACGGTTGGCGGCGGCGTCTCGCCCATGCCGTACGAATCGACCCAGATGGACCGTGTT